GCATACAGATTGAATGACCTGATCAAGTCAAATCAACAGGAACTTGCTGATTTGCGTTTGCTGTCTGATGGTGTTCCAGGAATAGACTATTCCAAGGAAAGAGTGCAAAGCAGTCCTTCACAGGATGCACCTTTTGTTCACATAGTATGCAAAATTATTGAACTTGAAAATGAAATAAATGCTGAAATCAACAGAATGGTTTCTTTGAAGTTAGAAATCAGATCTGTCATCAATGCAGTTCAGGATCATGATGAAAGATTGCTGTTGAAATACAGATATTTGAATTTCATGCAATGGGATGATATATGTGAACACATGCAAGTTTCCATGAGAACAGCACACAGAATTCATGCAGCAGCACTTGCAAATGTGCAAATTCCAAAAAGTTGACACACTTTGTCATACAATGCTATTTTATGCCAAGAATACATGTAGTATAATATATAATGTCCAATGACACCCAAGGGAAACCAAGGGTGTCAATTTTTATGCAGGAAGGAAGTGAAAATTCTATGACAGACAAACAGAAGAAGTTTTGTGATGAATACCTGATTGACTGTAATGCAACCAGGGCATATCTTGCAGCATATCCAAACATCAAGAATGAACATTCAGCAAGGACACTTGCTTCAAGATTGTTGACAAAGGTTGACATCAAATCTTATATAGATGAACAACTGGAAAAAATCAGTTCTGAAAAGATTGCTGATGCAAAGGAAGTCATGGAATATTTAACTTCTGTCATGCGTGGTGAAACAAAGTCAGAAATTGTGGTTGTTGAAGGTTGCGGTGATGGTTATTCAGAAGCAAGAAACATTGACAAAGCACCTGACGAAAAAGAAAGATTGAAAGCAGCAGAACTTCTTGGAAAAAGATTTGGTCTATTCAAGGACAATGTTGCACTTGAAGTTGAACCTGTTGTCATTATCAATGATTTGAAAGAATAGTAACATGATAGTAACAAAAAGCATTGAAAATCCTTGAAATTCAATATTTTGGAACTATCCAGTGCATAGTTCAAAGGGGGATTTTTTGATGAAAGTGTCACTTCAAGAAGCAGTTGGAAAAAATTATGCTGATTTTTGGAACACAAAGAAAAGATATAGAGTTTGTAAAGGAAGCAGAGGTTCAAAGAAATCAAAGACCACTGCCCTGAACATGATACACAGATTATATCAGTTTCCTGAAAGCAATGGTCTTTGTGTCAGAAGGTATTCAAACACTTTGCGTGATTCTGTCTATTCAGATTTGAAATGGGCAATTCACAAACTTGGTTTGGATGCCTTTTTTGATTGCACTGTTTCACCAATGCAAATCACCAGGAAGTCAACTGGTCAGAAGATCCTTTTCAGGGGTCTTGATGATGGTTTGAAAATCACATCAATTTCTGTTGACAAAGGTGTTCTTTGTTGGGTATGGATTGAAGAAGCCTATGAAATATCAAATGAAGATGACTTCAACAAACTGGACATGTCCATTCGTGGTGAAGTTCCTGATGGATATTTCAAGCAAATCACATTGACCTTCAACCCATGGTCTGCAACATCTTGGTTGAAAGCAAGGTTCTTTGATGAAGAAGATGAAGATGTCTTCTGTAAAACAACCACATGGGAATGCAATGAATGGTTGGATGAAGCAGACAGAAACATTTTCTTGAAGATGAAAGAAAAGAACCCAAGAAGATACAGAATTGAAGGTGAAGGTGAATGGGGTATTGCAGAAGGTCTGATCTATCCAAACCACAGGGTTGAAGACTTTGATGTGGATGTGATCAGACAAATTCCTGGAATAAAGTCTGCATTCAACCTTGACTTTGGTTTTACAGACCCAAATGCATTTGTTTGTGAATTGGTGGACAACACCAACATGAAAATATATATCTTTGATGAATGGTATAAAACAGGGGTGACAAACAAGGTCATTGCTGCTGCAATCAAAGAAAAAGGATATGGTGGACAAAGGATTGTATGTGATAATGCAGAACCAAAGTCCATTGCTGAATTGCAGGAAGAAGGAATCAAGGCTGAACCTTCAAGAAAGGGAAAGGATTCTGTCAACCATGGAATTCAGTTGATTCAGAACTATGAAATCATTATCCATCCAAGGTGTGTGGAATTCAGGAAGGAAATTGACAATTATTGTTGGTCAAAAGATAAAGATGGAAAACCAACAGACAAACCTGACCATGAATTTTCACATGGTATGGATTCAATGCGTTATGGTGTCAGCAAAATCCTGATGCCTGACACATTCAGTTTTGATTAAAACATAAAGGGAAGGTGAAAAACAATGACAGTTGAAGTGCTTGGAACAAAATATGAAATAATTGAATCTGACAAGGTTCAAGATGACATCCTGGAAAACAATGATGGATATTGTGATTTCAGCACCAAGAAAATTGTCATTGACACCTTCAAAAACACCCCAGGCAGCATGGAAGACCTGGAAAAGTACAGAAAACAAGTGATCAGACATGAACTGGTTCATGCTTTCCTGTTTGAATCAGGTCTTGATGCTTCTTCTTGGGGTAAAAATGAAGAAATAGTTGATTGGATTGCAATTCAGTCCTTGAAACTATTTGAAGCATTCATGAAGGTGGATGCAATATGATGTGAATGAAAGGTGGTGAAGAATGATGTTCAATTTTGCTGATACTTGGAAAGCAAAACTTGAAAGACTGGTCAATGTCAATGTTTCAGGCAAACTGACAGATGAACAGTTCATTGTCAAGGAAATCAACAAATTCAAGCAGTCAAGAAGAAGGACTGACATGCTGACTGGTGAAAAATATTTTGATGGAAAACATGACATCTTGTTCAGAGAAAGAACAGTGATTGGAAAAGATGGTGAACTTGAAGTTGTCAAGAACCTTCCCAACAACAGAATTGTTGACAATCAGTATAAAAAGATGGTCATTCAGAAATCCAACTATCTGTTGGGTCAACCATTCACCATCCAGTGTGACAATGAAGTCTATGTGAAGATCCTGAAACAGTTCCTGAACAAAAAGTTCATGCGAACCTTGAAGGCAGTTGGTGATGATTCCCTGAATTGTGGAATTGCTTGGTTGTTCCCCTATTATGATGACAATGGTGAATTCACTTTCAAAAGATTCAGTCCATGGGAAATCATTCCTTTGTGGAAGGATGCTGAACACACAGTCCTTGAAGCATTCATCAGAATCTATGAAGTGATTGCCTATGTGGGAAGTGAAGAAAAGGTCATTGAAAAGGTTGAAGTCTATGATGAAGCAGGTGTTTCCTACTTTGAATTGACTGATGGTGGAAACCTGAAACCTGATGGTGACCAACATGTTCCCTATTTTAGCATTGAAGACCAGGGGTTCAACTGGACAAAGATTCCTTTGATTGCTTTCAAGTATAACAACAAAGAAATTCCATTGATCAAGATGGTCAAGTCCTTGCAGGATGGTCTGAACCTGATTGAATCAAACTTTCAGAATCAGATGGAAGAAGATCCAAGAAACACAATCCTGGTTGTTGTCAACTATGATGGTGAAAACCTTGGTGAATTCAGAAGAAATCTTGCAACCTATGGTGCAGTGAAGGTCAGAACTGTTGATGGTGCAGGCGGTGATGTCAGAACACTTCAAGTTGAAGTCAATGCTGACAATTACAAAGCAATCATTGAACTGTTCAAGAAGGCAATCATTGAAAATGCAATGGGATATGATGCAAAAGATGACAGAATGAATGGTACACCAAACCAAATGAACATTCAGTCCATGTATAGTGACATTGACCTGGATGCAAATGGAATGGAAACTGAATTTCAGGCATCTTTTGAAGAACTGCTTTGGTTCATCAACATGCACCTGTTCAATGTTGGACTTGGTGATTTTGAAGGTGAAGAAGTGGAAATCATATTCAACAGGGATATGATGCTGAATGAAGGTGAAGTCATTAACAACATCAGCAAGTCAGCAGGAATCATTTCTGATGAAACCCTGATTGCACAGCATCCTTGGGTTGATGATCCGCAGGCAGAACTTGAAAGAATGGAAGCACAGAAGCAAGCAAATATGGAACAATATGGTCTTGCTTTCAACCCTGCAACTGATCAAGGTGGAAGTGGAAACACAGATCCCCCTGGTGATGAAGGTGCAGGTGATGAATAATGTCCAAGGCAAAAAAGAAGAATTCTGAATACTGGAAAAAAAGGTTTGGTGTTCTTGAAGATGCTTCCAATGCCTATGGTCAAGAAGCATTCAGGAAGATTGAACCTGCTTTTGATGTTGCACAAAGACAAATCCAGGCAGAAATTGAAGCATGGTATGGAAGATTTGCAAAAAACAATCAAATCACCATGCAGGAAGCAAAGAAACTTCTGACTGCTGCTGAACTGAAAGAATTCAGATGGGATGTCAAAGAATACATCAGATATGGCAGAGAAAATGACCTGAATCACTTGTGGATGAAGGAACTGGAAAATGCTTCTGCAAAGTTCCACATCAGCAGATTGGAAGCCTTGAAGATCAGAACCCAACAGGCAGCAGAAGTTGCTTTTGGAAATGAACTTGATGTGGTTGATGCACTTGCAAGGAAGGTTTTCACAGAAGACTATTATCACAGCATCTTTGAAATTCAAAGGGGTTTCAATGTTGGTTGGGAAATTGGTCAGATTGATGAAAGAAAACTGGAAAAGTTGGTTGCTAAACCTTGGGCAGCAGATGGAAAGCACTTTTCTGAAAGGATATGGGAATCAAGAACACAGTTGGTCAGTGAACTTCACAACCAATTGACAAGAACCTGCATCCTGGGAAAAGCACCTGATGATGCAATCAAGGCAATTTCCAAGAAGTTCAACACTTCCAAGAACCAGGCAGGAAGACTTGTGATGACTGAACAGGCATATTTCCATTCAGAAGCACAAAAAGAAGCCTTCAATGACCTGGATGTTGAAGAATTTGAAATTGTGGCAACATTAGACAAGGACACTTCTGAAATATGTCAGGAAATGGATGGAAAGCACTTCCCCATGAAAGACTATGAAGCAGGTGTGACTGCACCACCTTTTCACCCTTGGTGCAGATCAGTCACAGTTCCTTGGTTTGAAGACAACTACACTGGTGAAAGAGCAGCAAGGGGTGAAGATGGGAAAACTTATTATGTACCTGACAACATGAAATATGCAGACTGGAAGAAATCAATGGTTGATGGTCAGACTGCTGATTTGAAAGTTGTTGATGAAAGTGGTATAATAAAAGAAAACACATCTTTGACCTTGGATGACTGTCAAACAACAGATGATGTTGTGTCACTGTTCAAACAACATGGTGAATGGTTCTATGAAATGGATTCAGGTGGTAAAATCATCAAGTCTGTTGATGGAATCACTTTGGATGGTGTTGATTTGGAATGTGCAAAGGCAGTTTATAGACCTTTTGAACAGGTTTTTGAAAAATTTCCACAGTTAAAAGGTCAACTGAATGCAGTGAATTCTGCAAAATTAGGTGGAAGCACCATGGCACAATGCTTCTTTGGTCTTGGTCATGGTGGAATCACTGTCAATACTTCTTATTATGGAAGTGTTGAAAGATTGACAAAAGCATTGATTGACAGTGAAGCAACTGGTTTTCATCCAAAAGGTGTTCTGTCAATTGATTCTGTTGTTATGCATGAATTAGGTCATGCAATTGATGACTGGTTGACATACACCAAATTTGCATCAGGTGTGAATGGTTGGAAACCAAAGATTGTTTCTGCTGATTTAAGACCAAAGGTCATGAAGGCATGTGGTTTGAAAATTGCTGACATATACAAAGAAGTCAGCGGATATGCAACCAAAGATGCCCAGGAATGGTTTGCAGAATGCTTTGCAGAATACATGTGTTCTGACAATCCAAGACCTGTTGCAAAGAAATTTGGTGAAATGCTTGAAGATGTTTTGAAAGGGGTGCAATAATATGATCATGCCAAAGTTTTTCACAAGTGAATATTTTGTTCCTGAACCTGACAATTGGCATCTGAAAGAAGATGCACCACCTGAATTGGTGAAGGAATTTGAAGAATGGATGAAAGAACACAATCAACCTGACAAAATGGTTGATTAGAAAGGATCTTATCATGAAGTTATTCAAGAAGAAAGTCAAGAAACTGAAACAGGCAGAAATCAATGCAATCAACAACAAACTTGCATATCCTGATGCAATTGTGTTTTGTCCAAGGTGTGCAAAGAAACTTGAATATTTCCCTGTTGGGAATGCAGCAGAAGTGAAATGTCCTTCCAAGAACTGCATCAAGGGAAGTTCAAGGGGAATTTATTTTTGTGAATAAAGGGAAACCTTTTTTTTCAATAATTTCAAAAGTGACTGCTTCAAAGCAATCTGACATGCAAATGTTGGGTTGCTTTTTTGTTGGCATTTTTGGGAATCGTCACTTTGGTATTTCTGACGAAAACTGAAAAGACATAAAGAACTGGACTGAACCAGGACAAAAATGATTATGAAAGGATGGTAAACAACCATGAAAAAGGAAGAATTTGTGAAATTAGGTATCAGTGAAGATCTTGCTGCAAAGGCAGAAGCAGCATCCCAGGAAGAATTGAAGGGTTACATTCCCAAGGCACGATTTGATGAAGTGAACAACGAAAAGAAAAAGTTGGAACTTGATGTTCGTGACAGGGATGGTCAGTTGGAAACCTTGAAGAATTCCACTGGTGATGTTGAAGCAATGAAACAGCAGATTGCAACCTTGCAGGCTGACAACAAGGCAAAAGATGAAGCACATGCTGCTGAAATCAAGCAGTTGAAGATTGATGCTGCTGTTGATGCTGCACTGACTGGTGCAAGAGCAAAGAACACCACTGCTGTCAAGGCACTTTTGAAGGATCTTGACAAGGCTGAAATTGGTGAAGATGGCACAATCAAGGGTCTTGCTGAACAGATTGAAGCATTGCAGAAGTCTGATGAATACCTTTTTGAAGCGAAAGAAACCAAGAAAACCCAGGTGAAGGGTGCAAAACCTGGTGAATCAGGCAATGAAGATGGTGACCATGGTGTGGACACTTCCAAAATGACCTATTCAGAACTTGCTGCTTATATGGCAGAACACCCTGATGCAAAGATTGACTAATGTCAATCAAAAACCACTATAAAAATTTTTGAAAGGTAAAGGTGACTAAAAATGGCAAAATTTGATTCTAAAAGTTTCAATCCCCAGGCATTTGGTGCTTATGTGAACCGAATTCCTAATGTTGCAAAGAACGAACTTGCAAAGAGTGGTGCTGTTGGTTCTAATGAACAGGCTCGTGCTGCACTTGGCAATCAGACTGGTTCTTTGTATGCTCGTATTCCGTACTTTGGAAGAATTGATGGTTCTACCAGTCAGAACAATGATGGTGCAACTGACATTGCTTCCACTAACACCACTACTTATGAACAGGGATTCATTGTGGCAAGCAGAATGGATTCTTGGACTGAAAGAAGTTTCAGCAAGAACATCACAGCAGGTGTGGACTTCATGGACAATGTTGCTGCACAGATTGCTGACTACAAGTTTGATGTTCGTCAGGCAATGCTGCTTGCAATCCTTGAAGGTGTGTATGGCATGAGTGTTGAAGGTGACACTGTTGCTGCTACTGCTGCAAAGGAATTCATTGAAAAGCATACTTTTGACATCAGCGGTGAAGCAGATGATGCTGCAATGGTTGGTTCTACTACTCTGAACAAGGCTATTCAGAAGGCTTGTGGTGACAACAAGAACATCTTCAAACTTGTCATCATGCACAGTGAAGTGGCAACGAACCTTGAAAACATCAAACTGTTGAAGTACATGACACAGACTGATGCTGATGGTATCGAAAGAGAACTTGCACTTGCAACTTGGAATGGCAGAACTGTCCTGATTGATGACAACATGCCTGTTGATGGTGGCAAGTACACCACTTATGTTCTTGGTCAGGGTGCAATCATCCTTGATGACATTGGTGATGCTGTTCCTTATGAAATGAGCAGAGATCCCAAGACTAATGGTGGTCAGGACACCCTTTATGTTCGTGATCGTTACATTTGCGGTGTTGATGGCATTTCCTTTGAAAAGCCTGCAACCATCACTGCTTCTGCTTCCAATGAAGACCTTGCAAATGGTGCAAACTGGGCAATCATCAATGATGGTACAAAGGCAATTCCGCACAAGGCAATTGCTATTGCAAAGATCGTTTCCAAGGGTTAATTGAAAGGGGTGATATTGCATGGATGAAATGATGAAGAAAGTCCTTGCAAACATCCTGACTGTTATGACAAAAACCAGTCTTTCAGAATCGTTTTATGAAGCGGTTCTGAAAAGACTGGTTTCCTTTGGGTACACCTTGAAGGAAGATGACAGTTGGTTGATTTGTTTTGCAATGCAGAAGGTGGAAAACCACATCAAGAATTCTTGCAATACCACTGATGTTCCTGATGGACTTTTCAATGTAGCAGTTGACATGGTTTGTGGTGAATTTCTTTTCACCAAGAAGCAGACTGGACAGTTGGAAATTGCTGATTTGGACTTTGATGGTGCTTTCACAAGCATCAAGGAAGGTGACACACAGGTGAACTTTGGTGGTTCTTCTGATGAAGAAAAGTTTGATCAGATGGTCAACTACCTGTTGCACCATGGGGAAGGTGATTTTGTATGTTATCGAAAAATAAGATGGTAAAAGCAAGAAAAGCAATTGAATCTTTATATGATGGCAAATGCACAATCACTGAACACCAAAAAGTTCAGAAAGAAAACAAGTCCACTGGTTTTCAGGATGTTATTGTTCAGGAAGAAATTCCTTGCAGACTGTCCTTCAAGACAGTGAACAATGCAAACCAAACTGAAACTGCTGCTTCCATTGTTCAAATCACAAAGGTGTTCCTTGCACCTGAAATTCAGGTCAAGCCTGGTTCAAAACTGACCATCACACAGAATGGTGTGACTACTGACTACAAGTCCAGTGGTGAACCTGCTTTTTACAGCACACACCAGGAAATTGTTCTTGAACTTTTCAAGGGGTGGGCATAATGGCAAGGAATGGAAGTGTGAATTTTCGTGACCTGGACAGATTCAGACAGCAGGTTGAATCATCCCTTGGTGCAAACCAGGTTGATCAATTCATTGAATCATGTGCAAAAGAACTTGCTGCAAGGTTGCTTGCAAAAGTTATCAAAAGGACACCTGTTGGACAATATCCCAAAGGTTCAGGAAAAAAAGGTGGTACTTTAAGAAGGGGATGGACAAATGGAAAAAGTCAGGCTGCATCTGCTTATGCAGGAAGTCTGAAAGTCAACCACTTTGGCAATGTCTATGTCATTGAAATCATCAACCCTGTTGAATATGCTTCTTATGTTGAATTTGGGCATAGAACCAGGGGTGGTGATGGATGGGTGGAAGGCAAATTCATGTTGACCATTTCTGAACAAGAAGTTGAAAATGATGCACCAAAGGTTCTTGAAAACAAACTCAAAAAGAAATTGGGGGAATGTTTCAAATGATACAAAAAATCATAGATGGAATCAGTGTTGCAATCAATTCATGCTTCGGTGAAGGTTATGAAATTTATACAGAATCCATTGAACAAGGTCTGCAAGAACCTTGTTTTTCCATTATATGCTTGAACCCTTCTATTGAACAGTTCCTTGGAAAAAGGTATTTCAGGACAAATCAGTTCTGCATTCACTTCTTCCCTGGTTCTGATGAAAAAAGGTCTGAATGCTATTCAGTATTAGAACAATTGATGGACTGCTTGGAAATCATCACAGTTGATGGTGACCAGTGCAGGGGTTCAAAGATGACTGGTGAAGTTGTTGATGACATGCTTCACTTCTTTGTGAATTATGACATGTTTGTCTATAAACAGGCTGCACCTGAACCAGTCATGGAAACTGTCAGTCATAACACTAATGTGAAAGGATGATGAAAGATGGCAACTAAACAGAAAGAAAAGCAGGATGCAATGTTCAGCAAAGAACAGATCCTTGCTTCCAACAAATATGCAGACAGAAGGGATGCACTTGATGCAATCCTGGAAGACAATGGTGTCTATACCATTGAACAGGTTGATTCCCTTCTTGAAAAATTTATGAAAGGAAAGGTGAACTAATATGGCATTAGGCGGTGGAACTTTTGTGGCACAGAACAAAGTGCTTCCTGGTGCTTATATCAACTTTGTTTCCCTTGCTGCTGCAAGTGCAACATTGTCTGATAGAGGTATCGCAACCATGCCCCTTGAACTTGATTGGGGTGTTGAAGGTGCAGTGTTTGAAGTCACAAATGCAGATTTTCAGAAGAATTCCATGAAGATCTTTGGATATTCTTTTGATCATGAAAAAATGAAGGGTCTTCGTGATCTGTTCATGAACATCACAACTTTATATGCTTATCGTCTGAATGGCGGTGGCAATAAGGCAACCAATACTTATGCAACTGCAAAGTTTGGTGGTGTTCGTGGTAATGATTTGAAGATCGTTATTCAGAAGAATGTGGATGATGCATCCATGTTTGATGTGAAGACTGTCCTTGGTAGCACTGTTGTTGACACACAGACTGTTGCAAAGGCTGCTGACCTGGTTGCAAATGATTTTGTGACTTGGAAGACTGCTGAACTTGCAGTGACAGCAGGCATTGCACTTGAAGGTGGTGCAAATGGTGCTGTTGATGGTTCTGCACATCAGAACTACCTTGACAAGATTGAAGCATATTCCTTCAATGCCCTTGGTGTTGTAACCAAGGAAGAAAGCATCAAAGGTCTTTATGAAAGTTTTGTCAAAAGACTTCGTGATGAAGTTGGTGCTAAATTCCAGGCGGTTCTTTATAACAAGGCTGCTGATTATGAAGGTGTCATCAATGTCAAGAACAAGGTCACTGATGAAGGTTGGGATGAATCCTGTCTTGTTTATTGGGTGACTGGTATTGCAGCAGGTTGTGCAGTGAACAAGTCTAACCTGAACAAGATCTATGATGGTGAATTCACTGTTGATGTGGACTACACACAGACACAGTTGACCAAGGCTATTCAGGCAGGTGAATTTGTACTTCATCAGGTTGGTTCTGATGTTCGTGTACTTGAAGACATCAATTCCCTTGTGACTACTTCTGACACCAAGGGTGACATCTTCAAGGACAATCAGACAATCAGGGTCATTGATCAGATTGCAAATGACATTGCAGTCCTGTTCAATACCAAATACCTTGGTGTTGTTCCTAATGATGCAGCAGGCAGAATCAGTCTTTGGACTGACATTGTAAAACATCATGAACAGATGCAGGACATCAGAGCAATTGAAGATTTCAGTGATGAAGATGTGACTGTTTCCCAGGGTAACACAAAGAAGGCTGTTGTTGTTAATGATGCGGTGACTGTTGTCAATGCAATGGCAAAGTTGTATATGACAGTCACTATTGCATAAGAAAGGGGTGAATCAGGATGTCTAATATTACAATGAAAGCAAAAGATGCGATTTCTGCAAAGTTGGCTGAATGTTTCGCAACGATTGGAAACAACAGATATAATTTCATGCAGGCAATCAATTTTGAAGCAAATTTTGAAAAGACAAAAGCAGAAGTTCCTATTCTTGGAAAGACTGGCACTGGTAACAAGGCTACTGGTTGGAAAGGAACTGGTTCTGCTACTTTCCATTATAACACTTCGATTTTCAGAGAAATGATGTTGAAGTACAAGGAAACTGGTGAAGACATCTATTTTGAAATTCAGGTCACCAATGAAGATCCCACAAGTGCAGCAGGCAGACAGACCCTTGTGTTTGTTGACTGCAACATTGATGGTGGTATTCTTGCAAAGTTTGATGCAGATGGTGAATACCTTGATGAAGATATGGACTTCACTTTTGAAGACTTCAAGATGCCTGAAACTTTCAAGTTGCTTGATGGTATGCAGTAAATTCTTGACCCCTATGTCTTCAATGAAGGCATAGGGGTTTATTTTTATTTATGACGAAAAAAGAAAGGTGGTAAAAACCATGTCTAATTTTAGCAGATTTATGAAGAAGAACAAAATCACAAAGGAAAACACAACTTTTCCTGCAACCAAATCCCTTGTGGATGAACAGGGCAATCCCCTTCCTTGGACAATCAAACCTTTGACCACAAAGGAAAATGATGACATCAGGGATGATTGCATGATTGATGTTCCTGTCAAGGGTAAACCTAATGTTTACAGACCTAAACTGAACACTTCCAAGTACATTGCAAAGATGATGTGTGCTTGTATCGTTGAACCTAACCTGTATGACAAGGAATTGCAGGATTCCTATGGTGTGATGACACCTGAAGATCTTCTGAAAGAAATGATTGATGATCCTGGTGAATATCAGGCTTTTGCAACTTTTGTTCAGGACTTCAATGGTTTCAACACCAACTTGGAAGAAAAGGTTGAAGAAGCAAAAAACTAATTGAAGAAGGTGATGCAGAAGCAAACTTTGCACATTTTGCATTGCAGAAACTTCACATCTTACCTTCTGTATTTCTGAACATGGATGACCAAGAAAAAGCCTTTGTAATTGCTTCAATCAAGATCAGAATTGACAAAGAGAAAGAAGCAGCAAAGAAGGCAAAGGTCAAAAAGAAATAGGACAGTCAGGATTGGTCTGATTGTCCTTTATTTATGCCAAGAAAGGCGGTGAAGAATAATGGCAAGTATTTCAACATCAATTGAATTGTATGACAGGGTGTCAGCACCTATCAATAAAATGCTTTCTGCACTTGGAAACATGTGTACTGCATTTGAATCAGTGGAAACTTCCATGGACAGTGGTTTTGACACATCTGCAATTGAAGAAGCAAGAAGAGCAACAGAACAGGCTGCACTTGAAGTGATTCAACTTGGAAATGACATTGAACAGAACCAAGATCATCAGGAAAACTACAACAGATCTGTCAGAAGCGGTGCATCTGCTATGGATGGACTGACCAGGAAGGTTGCAGGTCTTGTTGCAACTTATGTGTCTTTGCAGACAGTTTCAAAAGCAATGGATTTGTCTGACACAATGACACAGACCACTGCAAGACTGGACATGATGAATGATGGTTTGCAGACCACAGAACAGTTGCAACAAATGATTTATCAGTCTGCACAAAGGTCAAGGGGTTCTTATCAGGAATCTGCTGATGCAGTTGCAAAGATGGGAATCATGGCAAAGGATGCTTTCAACAGCAATGCAGAACTGGTTGCTTTTGTGGAACAGTTGAACAAACAGTTCACGATTGCAGGAACTTCACAGGAAGGTGTTTCTGCTGCAATGTTGCAGTTGACACAGGCAATGTCCAGTGGTGTCCTTCGTGGTGAAGAACTGAACAGTGTGTTTGAACAAGCACCAACAATCATTCAGTCTATTGCAGATTATTTGGATGTTCCAATTGGTCAAATCAGGGAAATGGCAGCAGAAGGACAGATCAGTTCTGAAATTGTCAAAAATGCCCTGTTAAGTGCAGCAGAAGAAACTGATGCAAAGTTTGCACAGATGCCTATGACTTGGGGTCAGGTGTTCACATCAGTGAAAAATCAGGCTTTGATGGCATTTCAACCAGTCCTGGACAAAATCAATGAGATTGCAAACAACCCTGATTTTCAGGTGTTTGCTTCCAATGCAGTTGGTGCATTGTCCACAATAGCAATGTATCTGTTGCAGATCATGGAATTTGCAGGAATGGTGGCAACCTTCATTGGTGAAAATTGGTCAATCATTGCACCAATTGTGATGGGAATTGTCACTGCACTTGGTCTTTATGCAGGTGCTTCAATGGTTATCAACACAATCAATGGAATTTCTGCAATGATGGAATCCACAAAGGCAGCAGCACAAATGATGGCAACTGGTGCAACCCTGGCAGAAACTGCTGCACAGCATGGTCTGAATGCTGCTTTGATGGCATGTCCTTTGACCTGGATCATTCTTCTGATCATTGCAATCATTGCAATCATTTATGCAGTATGTTCAGCAATTGCAAAACTGACTGGTGTTGCAAATAGTGGCTTTGGTGTCATCACAGGTGGAATCAATGTTGTCATTCAATTCTTCAAAAACTTGGGTCTTTCTGTTGCAAATATTGCCCTTGGAATAGGAAATGCAATTGCAGCACTTGGTTCAAACATGATGACTGCATTCAATAATGCAATTTGTTCAATTCAGTCATGGTTTTGGGGTCTGCTTTCAACTGCAATGTCTGTTGTAGAAGGCATTTGTGCAGCACTGAACAAACTTCCTTTTGTTGAATTTGATTATTCAGGAATCAGTGCAAAAGCAGATGAATATGCAGCAAAGGCAGCAGAAGCAGAAGGAAACAAGCAAGACTACAAGTCCATTGGTGATGCCTTCAATGAAGGTATGTCCACATTTGACACATTCCAGGATGGTTGGGCATCTGATGCTTTCAGTGCAGGTGCTGCATGGGGTGATGGTGTTGCAGACAGTGTTTCAGGTGCATTCAGCATGGATTCTTTTGAAATCCCTGAATATGAAGCAACTGGTTATGATGCAAGTCAGATCCCTGCAAATATTGCTGATACGGCAGGAAACACTGGTTCAATGGCAGATTCCATGGACATCACCAGTGAAGATTTGAAATATCTTCGTGACATTGCAGAAACAGAAGTTGTGAACAGATTCACCACTGCTGAAATCAAAGTGGAAATGACGAACAACAACAATGTTTCTTCTGACATGGATCTTGATGGAATGGTTGACTACCTGGCAACAGGTGTCAATGAAGCAATGGAAAAAGCAGCGGAAGGGGTGCATGAATAATGGCATATTATTTTTACATGGGAAAGATGTTGTGTCCAGTTGCACCTTCCAAGTTGCAATTGAAGATACAAAACGAAAACAAAACATTGACCCTTATCAATGAAGGTGAAGTGAACATTTTGAAGAAGGCAGGTCTGACTGACATCAGTTTTGACCTGCTTCTTCCTAATGTGAAATATCCTTTTGCAACATACAAGTCAGGCTTTGTGAATGCAAAGGTATTCCTGGAACAGTTGGAAAAAATGAAGTCAAGCAAAGAACCATTCCAGTTCATTGTGACCAGGACACTTCCAAATGGAAAAATGCTGTTTGATACCAACATGAAGGTGTCACTTGAAAGTTATGACATCAAGGAAGACAGCAAACAAGGATTTGATGTCACTGTTTCAGTCAAATTGAAGCAGTACAGAGAATTTGGAACAAAGACCTGCAACATCACTTTTGCAGGCACAAAACCCAAAGCAACAGTTCAACCTGCAAGACCTGCAAGTCCTGCTTCCCCTGCACCTGCACAGAATCAGACTTACACTGTCAAGAAAGGTGACTGTCTTTGGAATATTGCAAAAAAATTCTATGGGAATGGTGCAAAGTACACCACAATCTTCAATGCTAACAAAGGCAAAATCAAGAATGCAAACTTGATTTATGCAGGACAGGTTTTGACTATTCCCTTATTGAAGTAAAGGGGGGGAACACTTTGAATGTAAATGTAGAACTATTGATTCAGCATGGAAACAAGGTGTTTTCCCCTGTTGTTCAGGAAGGCATCACCTGGTCAACTGAAAGAAAAGGTTGTCCAGGGCAACTTTCCTTCAAAGTGGTGAAAGATGATGTGTTGGATTTCACAGAAGGTGATGCAGTCAGATTGAAAGTGAATGGTGCAAATGTTTTCTATGGGTTCATTTTCAAGAAGAAAAGAGATAAACAGCAAATCATCACTGTCACTGCTTATGACCAGTTGCGATATTTGAAGAACAAAGACACCTATGTCTATGAAAACAAGACAGCAGGTGAACTGATTCAGATGATTGCAGCAGACTTTCAAATGCAGACAGGATTCATTGAAGACACTGGTTTCAAGATTGCTTCCAGGGTGGAAGAAAACACTTCCTTGTTTGATATGATCCAAAATGCCCTTGACCTGACATTGCAGAATCAGAAATACATGTATGTCATGTATGATGATTTTGGAAAAGTCACTTTGAAAGGGTTGGACAACATGCGTTTGAACCTTTTAATTGATGAAGAAACAGGTGAAAACTTTGACTATACTTCATCAATTGATGATAACACATACAACAGAATCAAACTGACTTATGACAATGACAAGACTGGAACAAGAGAAGTCTATATTGCCCAGGATTCCAACAACATGAACACATGGGGTGTTCTTCAACACTTTGACACATTGCAGGAAGGTGAAAATGGTCAGGCAAAAGCAGATGCACTTCTTTCCTTGTATAACAAGAAAACAAGAAACCTGTCCATCAAAAATGCCTTTGGTGATGTTCGTGTTCGTGCAGGATCAATGGTGGTTGTGATGCTTGACCTTGGTGATGTCAAAGTCAAGAATTTGATGCTTGTGGAAAAATGCAAGCATGAATTCAATGAAAGTCAGCATTTGATGACCTTGACATTGAGAGGTGGTGAATTCATTGCTTGATGCAAATGATCTTTTAATTGCTATCAAAAAGGCAGCAAAAGAAGCAGTTGAAGCAGGTCAACCTTGTGACTTCTGCTTTGGAAAAGTCACCAGTGCTTCACCTTTGAAGATACTGGTGGAACAGAAGATGACCCTTGGTGCTGCACAACTGGTTCTGACCAGGAATGTGACAGACTTCAAGACCAAGGTCACAATTGATTGGACTACTGGAACAAAAAGCGGTGGAAGTGGGGATTCTTCCTTTGCTTCCCACAGTCACAGTGTTTCAGGAAAGAAGGACATCACCATTCACAATGGTCTTGCAGTGGGTGATGAAGTCATCCTTCTGAAACAAAAAGGTGGTCAAAAATATCTTGTTTTGGATAGGGTGGTGAATGCATGATACCTTCAACAAATACCATTCTTTCACAAGATTTGGAAGTGGAAACCCTTCCAAGTAAAAATTACAAGATGCAGATTGAACATGATGTCATCAATGGATTTTGTGATGAACTGGAAGCAATGAAGCAGGTTGTTTTCAAGATCTTGAACACTGAAAGATACCAGTACATCATTTATTCATGGAATTATGGGATTGAACTTCTTGATTTGTATGGTGAACCAGTCACTTATGTATGCCCTGAACTTGAAAGAAGAATCACAGAAGCATTGGTTCAGGATGACAGAATTGATTCTGTTGATTCCTTTGTTTTTGATGTTTTAGAGAAAAGGACAGTCAAAGTGACATTCACAGTCCACACAATCTTTGGTGGAATTGAAGCAGAAAAGGTGGTGAATTTCTAATGTACGAAAATATTACTTATGAAGATATTCTTCAAAGGATGCTTGACAGAGTTCCAAACAGCATGGACAAAAGAGAAGGTTCAATCATTTTTGATGCCCTTGCCCCTGCTGCTGTTGAACTTCAATTGATGTATATTGAATTTGACATCATCTTGACTGAAACCTTTGGTGACACTGCATCCAGGGAATATCTGATCAGAAGGGCAGCAGAAAGGGGTGTCATTCCTTATGCTGCAACCAATGCGGTTCTGAAAGCAATTGCAACACCTTCCACAATCAATGTTGCAGTTGGTTCAAGATTTTCTTTGAATGAACTGAACTACATTGTGACTGAAAAGATTGCAGATGGTGAATACAAGGTGATGTGTGAAACCACTGGTGTGATTGGCAATTCCTATTTTGGGGATCTGATTCCTATCAATTACATTCAGGGGTTGGAAACCATCAAAATCACTGAACTGTTGATTCCTGGTGAAGATGAAGAAGACACTGAATCCATCAGGGAAAGATATTTTGCAACCTTTGACACAAAACCTTATGGTGGAAACAAAAAGGACTATATTCAGAAGACAAATGCACTTGCAGGTGTTGGTTCAACCAAGGTCAAACCTGTTTGGAATGGTGGTGGAACAGTTCTTCTGACAGTCCTTGATTCTGAATACAACAAAGCAAGTGACACCTTGGTTCAGTTTGTTCAGAATGAAATTGATCCCACAAAGGATGGAACTGGTGTTGGTATTGCACCAATTGGTCATGTGGTAACAGTTCAGACTGCTGATGAAGTGGTTGTCACTATTTCCACCAACATCACTTTCCAGGAAGGCTATTCTTTCAACAGTCAGAAGACTGCAATTGAAGAAGCAATCAATGCTTATCTGCTTGAAATTAGAAAGGTTTGGGCAGATGAAACTGCATCAGTGGTCAGAATCAGTCAGATTGAAACAAGAATCCTGAATTTGACTGGTGTTGTGGACATCAACAACACAAAAATCAATGGTGCAGCATCCAACTTGGTGTTGGGTGAATATGAAATTCCAGTGTTGGGTGGTGTGTCAAATGGTTAGAGATGTGAACCTAATTGAACACCTTCCCCTTTTCATTCAGGTGTATAGAGAAATTCACCTGATTATGAGTGCAGAAAACCCTGAATTTCAGTTGCTTGCTGATGAATCTGAAAGAATTAAAAACAATCAGTTCATTCAAACATGTGACCTTGAAGGAATTGCACGATTTGAAAAGATATTGCACATCAGTCCTTCTTCTGATGACACCCTTGAATCAAGAATTTCAAGGGTGATGATCAGATGGAATGACATTGTTCCTTATACCTGGAAGGTCTTTCTGACAAAACTTGACACCCTTTGTGGTGTTGGAAACTATGATGTGATTCCAAACTTCAAGGAATATGCTTTGAAAATCATCACACATCTTGACATGTATGGTCAAGTTGATGAATTGGAAAAGTTGTTTGACTACATGATACCTGCAAACCTGGTGATTGATTCAGACAATGAATTGCATTATGACTTGAAGAACACTTTGTTTGTTCCAACTGGAATGTGTCTTTGCAAGATGTATGAATTGACTGATTCCTACAAAGCAACATTCACTTTCAGCGGTGATGCAAATGTTGCAAGCATCTGTTCAGGAACATGTGAAGTTGAAATCACAGATTCTTTTCAGGATTCATTCAGTGTTGCTTCTGAAATGCACACTGGTTCAAATGTATCAATAACAAATATGATTCAAGCATAAGAAAGGCGGTAATGTTAAAATGGCAGAATTTAGACCTATGGTCATCACCAACAAAGGACAGGCATTGATTGCAAAGATGATGTCAGGCAGTGGAAAGATTGAATTCACAAAGATTTCTATTTCTGAAACTGCATATTCTGATGCACAGATCCTTGCAATGACTTCCATTGGTGGTGTAAAACAGACAACCCTTGTTTCCAGGGTTACAAAGACAGGAAACGCAGCAGTCCAGGTTGAAGGTGCTGTCACCAA